GGTCAGCAGTTACTGCCCACGAAGTGACCACCAACAAGTTGCATGGTACAGGTATTGTAACTCAGGACAATCTGGGTAGCGGATCTGTTAGTAAAGGACATCTACATCAGGACATTGTTATTAACAAAACTGATGCAAACGGTGGTCTTACGTTTACTTCTGGTCTACTTAGTATTGGTTTTGTGCAACGTTCATTCGGTATACATACTGCTACTGCTTCTGTGGGTGGCTTTACTGACGCAATGGACGGTCCGTACACTACGGCATCTCTCGGTGCCCAGCCAATGTCTGGCAGTCTTATGGTCTACTTGAACGGTCTGTTGCTACACAAAGGACAGGACTTTTGGCCATCAGGATCTACCAGCAACATGAATGGTGACTATCGGTTACATACTGGTAGTGCAAATGCATGGAAGGTTCTTCTTCAAGAAGATCTTGCGCTGGATTCCGACGATGTTCTTACTGTTACTTATCTTTCTGGTTCGGGAACTAATTCATAAGAAATAGTTTCTAAAGAGAGAACATCTGGGGGGAGGCCGTAGCCTCCCCCTTTTTGTTTATTTGTATCATTTATTAACGATACCTTTCGGGTTCTAGAATACTATTTATTTAAGAAAGAAGTTTAAAGATTAGTCGATTCTTGTCAAAAAATCGTTTTTTAAGGAGAAATAAAATATGTCCGTTGATAGATTTAAATTCGTCTCACCTGGAGTTTTTATTAATGAAATTGATAACTCACAACCCGGGCCCGCCCCCGGGGTTCTCGGTCCTGCAATAATTGGTCGCTTAGAAAGAGGACCCAGTAACCGACCCGTCACTGTTGGGTCAATGAGTGAATTCGTAGAAATATTTGGAAATCCAATTGCCGGTGGTAGAGGCGGTGACGTTTGGAGAGATGGCAATTATCTTGCCCCTACATACGCAGCATACGCTGCCATGGCGTATCTGAGGAATTCAGCACCCGTTACTGTGGTGCGAGTACTCGGAGAGGCACACGACTCAGCGGTCGCGGGAGGTGAAGCAGGATGGAAACACTCTAACTCTCATGCTGCAGGAACGGATGTAACCCCATCAGGAAACGGTGGTGCTTTTGGACTATTCCTGTTTTCTTCGGGGTCCAACCAATACGATTTTGAAGGATCGTATGTTGGCGACAGGAGAAACTTGGGTGCTAAGAGTAGTAGAGCTAAAGCAAGAACCACTGGTTCTCTGGCGGCGGTTTGGTATTTCGATGCAGGTGCTATCGAGCTTTCGGGTACCTTTATAGCGGGACAACGAGCGACCTACCGATCAGGATCGCAAGCAGCGAGTAAACTGGGCGCAGGCAATACTGCCGCCGCCGGTAATTCCATTTTCTTTAAGGCAAGTAACACCGACACGATGGAGTTCACAACTGTTCTTTTCGATAATGCGAACGTTGGCAAGAAGGTCACTTTTAATTTTGATAGGAATAGCGATAAATATATAAGAAAGGTTTTCAATACAAATCCAACCCTCATGGGCAGCGCAGTCAGTGACTCGAAAAAGTATTTTCTGGGAGAGACATTTGACCGGCACGCGAAAGATCTGCACGGATCTGGAACACTTCATCAGGGCGAGTTGGGCGCGGACCCCACGCTTTATGGGTGTATTGTTGGATTACAGAGCACAACTCATAATTGGGGATCAAACCAGATAAGTACACAACCTGCTAAAACAGGATGGTTTTTTGGTCAAGACCTTTCAAGCAACACAACTAAGTTTGATGCAGCAAAACAACAAAAATTATTTAGGATTGTTGGTTTGGAGGACGGCGAATGGTCTTCCCGAAATGTTAAGGTTTCAATAAGTGATCACCGCGCACCAAATGACGTGGATCCATATGGGTCTTTTTCTGTCACTTTGAGATACACAAGGGATCACGACGGACAGCGAAAGGTTTTAGAAAGATTTAGTCAATGTAACTTGAATCCTAATTCAAATAATTTTATTGGTGCAAAGATAGGTGACCAATATCAAGAATGGGATGAGACAGATAAGCGATATAGAACTTACGGGACTTGGCCAAATCAGTCTCGTTTTGTGAGAGTTGAATTAGATTCAGATGTGGAAGAGGGAATATCAGATCCGGCATATTTGCCATTTGGGTTCTACGGTCCACCTAGATATAAGAGATTCACTCTCACAGCTGTTACATCTGGAGAATTATCCGGATCAACTGTTCACGCTATCAACGCTGGAAACGCAACCCCTAACGGTGGCGTAGAGGGCGCATTGATGTCCGGTTCGCTGTTTGTTTCTGGTTCACGTAACGCGATTTTGTCTGGAGGATTAGGCGCAATTCCTTTTAAGTGTAACGGGATTTTCGCATCTGCAACAACTGGTTCTCACACAGTTTATGCTGGTGAAGCATCATCTGTCGCATCGGTTGTGTTCCCGTCACTTCCCCTAAGAAGATCTGCTTCTGCAGAGGGATTAAGAAACGACAAGATGGCTCACTTCGGAGTCAGCACTTACAGGTCACCCACAAGCACTAGATTTGATGAGTCTTATCTGGACATTGTAAGGGGTGGTCAAGGAATAGCAGCAGATACATATGACCCAGGCAACAACACTGAATATTCTTTTATATTCACGCTAGACGACGTTATCGCAGCCAATTCGGCGGCCACTAGCGTTAAGACAGCGTTCTACCAGTCCGGATCTAGAAAAGCAGCTACTTCTTATACTGCACTTAGAATGGGCGCGGGGTCTGGCTCTTGGACGGAATTGATTAAGACCGGATTTACCAAGTTTACTTCACCGATGTATGGTGGTTTCGACGGTCTGAACATCAAGGAGAGAGCACCTTTTGGCAATCACGTTGTCGGTGCTTCCGGAGTGGCGTTTAAGAACAATTACGCGGCAAACTCATTGAAGCGCGCCATCGATGCTGTGGCAGAACCAGAGGTTGTAGATATCAACCTAATGGCAGTCCCTGGCATTCGTGAGCCTCTCATCACAGACCACGTATTAAGGGTCTGCGAGGACCGCGGAGACGCCCTTGCAGTTATCGACTTGGAGAAAGGCGGGTATCAACCATCAACAGAAACAACCGCCAACTTTAAGACAAGAATAACAAATAATAATGTTACAGACTGTGTTAACACCCTGTCACAGAGAGGGCTAAACACGAGTTACGGCTGTGCTTACTTCCCGTGGGTAAAGATCTACGATGATATTAACGCACAACAGGTTTGGGTACCACCGTCAGTTGTAGCACTCGGCACAATGGCATCAACCCAGAGGGTCGGCGAACTTTGGTTCGCTCCTGCAGGGTTCACCCGCGGCGGTCTAAGTGAAGGCTCCGCTGGTGTGCCGGTCTTGGCGGTATCGCAAAGATTGTCTGCCAAGGATAGAGACGATCTATATGAGAACCAAGTTAATCCGATAGCATCATTCCCGGCAGAGGGGATTGTGATTTTCGGACAAAAGACGCTACAGGCAACGCCTTCAGCACTTGACAGAATCAATGTCAGAAGACTAATGGTGTACCTAAAGAAGGAAATTTCCAGAATTGCCTCAAGACTGCTGTTTGAACAGAATGTGCAGGCAACTTGGAATAGGTTCCGAGGTCAGGTAGAACCATTCCTTCAGCAGGTAAAGTCTGGTTTTGGGCTTCAGGAGTATAAGGTTGTTCTTGACGGAACTACGACAACTCCTGATTTAATTGATAGAAACATCATGTATGCCAAGATCTTCATAAAGCCAGCGAAGGCTTTGGAATTCATTGCGATAGATTTTATTGTTACGAACCAAGGCGCGGCTTTTGATGATTAAAAGCAGCAATAAACAATATAATATGACTAGTTAAAGTTGTAGAGAAAACTAGGAGGACACCACAGATGGGAAACCGAAGATTTTGGAGCGATCATTCAATTGAGCCAAAGAGAAAATTTAGATGGATTATGGGATTTAACGGAATCCCTTACTGGTTGCTCAAAAAGGCCAGTCGTCCAACCGTGACTGTCACGGAGGCAGAGCACGTATTTTTAAATTATAAGTTTTACTTTCCGGGTAGAGTAGAGTATGACGAGATGAGTGTAACTATAGCAGATCCTTTGCATCCGGATGCATCGAAAACGCTGATGAAGCTATTAGACAACAGTGGGTATGTTACTCCTGATGGAATAAACCTGGAAAGCCCTAAGACCATAACAAAGAAGGCAGCTGTAGAAGCTGTCGGCGGCAAGTTGTTTATGGCACAACTCGATGCTAAAGGTGAGATCGTAGAAGAGTGGGCTTTTTGGAATCCCTGGATCAAGTCCGTCAACTTCGACGAGGCCGATTATGAGTCGGATGATCTAATCAATCTTGAAGTCACATTCAGATATGATTGGGCAACCGTATCTGGCGTCGGCGATGTTTCCGTCGGCAAAGGCATGGCTGGATTCTCTCCAGGGCTCGATGACGGATCAATCTCAAATTCAGGTCTGACCGTCGCACGCTCAAAAGGGCTGAAAAAAAGGTAAAACAAAAATAATTATTTAATTTCATTCAAATAATGCTATAATAGACAAGGTTAAGAAAGAGAGGAAAGTTTGTCGAATAAGAGAAACGAAGCAAGAAGAAAACATTCAGCATCCCCACCAGATCCAGTCATGGAAAAGTCTTCGGGCGGATCTTTACTAAATTTTTCGATACCAACAGAAGTTGTGGACCTCCCCTCAAAGGGGAGACTCTACCCTGTTGGTCATCCTTTACACGGTAAAGAAACGGTCGAAATCCGTCACATGACAGCAAAGGAAGAAGACATTTTGTCTTCTCAGTCCCTTCTAAGAAAAGGTCTAGCGATAAACAAGATGTTAGACAACATCATTATAGAAGAGGATGTAGTATCAGACAGTTTGTTGATTGGTGACAAAAACGCACTAATGTATGCCGCTCGTATTACTGGTTACGGTGCTGCTTATGATGCAGAAGTTGCGTGTCAGAACTGCAATCAAGATTTTGAATTTCAATTTGATTTATCCAAGTACAATGAATGTTATACATCCATTGATGAAGCTGACGATGTTAAATTCACAGAAAATGGCACTGCAGAAGTGGAGTTACCTAAAACTAAAATTCTAGTAGAGATACGTGCCCTTACCGGTACCGACGAATTGAAGTTAGAAAAGACGAGAGAGATGAAGGAAAGAAATGGACTTCCAGATTCGGGACTAACAGACATGATGAAAATGATGATTTTCAGCGCGAATGGAGTTACCGACCCCGATCAGATTAATAGGTTTGTTGACGTACTTCCTGCATCAGATTCTAAAATCATGAGAGACGCCTATAAGAGGGTAATGCCCAACGTAGTCTTCAAACAGGACGCCGAATGCCATCATTGTGGTCATACAATGGAAACGGAGGTGCCCATTACGGGCGAGTTCTTTTGGCCTGGGTAACGAATATATTGAAAACGTTTATGAGGAGATATTTGCTTTAAAGTATCATGGAGGTTGGAGCTTCACAGAGGCATACAATCTTTCAATCCAAATCAGAAGATGGTTTCTACGAAGATTACAGAAACAATTTGAATTTGAGAGCGACGAAATGCAAAAAGCCTCAAAGAAGAAGTAAAATAGGGATCTTAGTGGTCCCTATTTTATTATATGGCAACTATTTAACTTGATGGGATACATCTAAAGACGGAGGAATTATCTTGTCAGACAAGACTAATGAAATTATAATTGACTTTACAAGTCTTAACGAGTTAGCGATGAATCAGATGGCAGCACAGGTTCAACGACTGATGAATATTATTATGACAGGCACTTATTACCCTGCTACGATAAGAGGAACCCCCATGCAGGTTGATAGATTCACTCGCGCCCTTTCCGCTGAAAAGGACTATGTTATTGCCTACAACAAGCATGGGCTTAACAATCCTGCGACGTATAAGAGTCGATACCGACTCGACGGTGCTGTTAAAAACTTCGAAAAAGATACCGGCTTAGTCTGGCCATTTAAATAAGCGAGGTATTAAAAAATGGCCGACGATAACAACAAAACACCAGAAGAATTAGAAAGAGAAAACGAACTCTCTGCAATTAATAACAAGCTAAAGAAGGACCAGTTTGAGCAAGATAAGAAGTCTTACGCATTAGAACAAGAAATCTTAAAATTGCGTGGCAAAAAAGAAGAATCTGTGCGAAAAGAGATCTCTCACAAAAAGGAGATCCTTAACCAAAATTATAGCGAATTGGCAGCAAAAGAACAATTAGATGCGGCCGACAAAGAAGAATTACAAAACCTCATAAATCTTGAACAGCAACTCAAATCTTACACTGCTGCCCAAGAGGAATCAATCAAGATTAACAGTGTACTGGGATCAACTGTTAACAATTTATCTTTAAGTTATTTCAATGCGTCTGATGCGGGTACTTCGCTCTTGGGTGCTTCTGCCAAGTTGCAATCCGCAATGTCTATCTTTAAATCGAAAACCGATGACGCCTCCGCAGGAACGAATAAGTTTAAAACTGCTTTGATGAATGTTGTGCAGTCTGACGCTGCAAACAAATTCCGAAATTTGTTCGACCCTCTTAACCAGTTTAATAATGAACTTCAACGAGCATCCGATTTAGCGGAAAAGGTCCAACAAAGCAACCAAGACTTGTACAGGTCAACCGGACAGGTTACTGATGGATCTTTTAATCTCGGAGAGCAGATGAAAAGGGTTGCCATGGAAACTGACTCTGTGACAATAGCTTCGGGCGAGATGTCAAAAGCTCAAATAGCACTTAACGAATCTTATATGGATTTCAATTCTCTTTCTCAGGATACCATAAATGATTTATCCAAGACAAATGCATTGTTAGACAAGGCGGGAATGTCTGCTCGCACTTCAGCTGAAAACTTCACCTTTTTTGTAAAATCAATGGGTCAGACTGCGAAAGAGGCGAGTAAGAACAATCTTAAGTTGCTAGATCTTGCACAATCAATGAAGCAATCTCCAGAAGCTATTGGGCAAGCATTTAAGCAAAGCCGCAGTCATCTTGCTGCTTATGGCAGTGCCTTTATGAAACATTTTTCAAAAATGTTAGGAGCATCTAAAAAACTTGGAATTGAAGTTGGGAAACTGCTAGACGTCGGCGCGAAACTAGACACTATCGAAGGCGCAGCAGAGGCATCTGGTCGCCTTAACGCGATGTTGGAATTGAGGGGCGAAGACCGGTTGGATGCTCTAGCGATAATGAAAGCTTCCGATGATGAAAAGTTTGCAATGATTGCCAAGGCGATGTCAGCGTCAAAGGTTGATCTAAAGGGCGGCGGCTCGGATGTTCGAGGTACGAAGAGAGCCTTGGCATCAGCTATGGGGATGGACGTTGCAGATATCCAGAAGATGATAAATTCCAACAAGGGATTAACATTAGAAACGATAAGAATGGCAGACATTGAGAAAAATTCAACTAAAACTGCAAAAGACGTAGACAAAACCAATAAGGCTGCGATGACTAGTCAGGAAAAAGCTCAAAAGAATCAAGAATTGATGGCCGGGAAAATGACGGAGGCAATGAGTTTTCTGAAGGATGCACTTGCAGAAAATACGTGGGCGGTCAAGGCTGGTGGTGCGGCACTCAGTGTCGGTGCAACCGCCGCTCAAGGAATTATTGCAAAAGGCGCAGCCGACGGCATCCTGAAGAAAGGCATTGATGCTGTGTCTAAGAAATCTCCATTAATGGGGAAAATACTCGGCGGCGCATCCGACATGGTCAAGAGTGGAACACCAGTTTATGTTACCAATTTTAATGAAATGCCTGGTGGAGCAACCGGCGGCGTAGTTGATAGTGTTCTTGATTCTGTCACAGGAGGAAAAAGAGGCGGTGCCACTCCTAAAGGAGGTATCAGCCCCGCGCAAAATATAAAAAAGACAGGAACAAGTTTGCTTAAACGTGCTGGTGGTTTTTTGAAAAAAACTTCGATACGCACCATGCTGGGAGGATTAGCCGGAACAACCCTTGCGGTAATTGGTGCTGGTGTTGGTGCTGCCATCGCAGGCGCGAAGATAGGACAGATGCTCGGACCCAAAGCACTTAGAAAGGTTGGCATCATGAAAACTCTGGGCGAAGGCATCAGAGGAGACCACAAAAAACACGCTTCAGGAAA